TAAGACCAATAGAAGAATGGGCTACTAAACGAGACTTGAATACTTATGGTGTGGTAGAATCAATCAACGAGAGAGGAACTCCCTTAGTTCCATTCTTATTATTAGCCGAGAAGAATACGAGAAAAAAGAGACGCAAGATTACTCAAAAGGTTTCAGCAGAAATCTCTTTGGCTTGGAAATTAAAAAGATAAGTGTAATATAAGGAGTAATATGCCGAAACACAGTTACGGTGGCAATAGGTCATCAAGAAGAAAAAGAAGTGGTGGCAGAAGGAATAAATAATGGCGTTTATACACGGAAAAGAAACAAAAGTTTATATTGACTCAAGTGATTTGAGTTCTTATTTGAATACTGCTGACCCAACTAGAACTGCTGATGTTGGAGAAACAACAACATTTGGTAATGATAATAAAACATATATTGCAGGAGAAAAGGACGCAACAGTTTCATTTGGTGGCTTCTTTGATTCAACTGCTGACAATATAATTCAAGGTTTAGTCGGAACAAACGACAAGGTTGCTCTCATTGGCTATGACGGTGTGGACGCAACAGATAAATGTATGTTTGGCAAAGGTGTAACAACTAATTATGGAATATCAAGTCCTGTTGGAGATGTTGTTGCAGTAACCTTTGACTTACAAGCAAGTGGTTTCTTTAGTGGTAGCGTACTTGAAAACGATACAGTAACGGCTTCAGGTAACGGAACTGCTAGAGACAATGGAAGCTCTACTGCCAATGGTGGTGGTGCTTTTATAATAGCGACATCAGTATCAGGAACTACACCAAGTTTAACTGCTAAGATTACACACTCAGCAGATGATGTAACTTATGCTGATTTAGTAACATTTACTGCTTTGACTTCAGAAGGTGCAGAAGTTAAAGAAGTTGCAAGTGGTACAACTGTAAATAGATACTTAAAAGTTGTTTATACTGTTAGTGGAACAACTCCAAGTTTTGATGTTATAGTTGGATTTGGAAGAAATAATTAAGGAGAAGAAATATTATGGCATTTGTTCACGGTAAAGATTCAGTTTTTAAACTTGATAACTCAGGTGGAACTTTAACTGATATCTCAAGCTATGTAAATAATGTGGACTTCCCTGAAACATCAGATGTATCTGAAACTACAACATTAGGTGCAGATAACAAAACTTATATAGCAGGTCTTAAAGACGCAACAATTTCATTGTCAGGTCTTTGGGATTCTACTGCTGACGCTATATTTGGTGCAGTTGTTGGTCAATCAGCAACTTTATCATTTGAATATAGCCCTGAAGGAACAACAGGTGGAAATGTGAAATATGAAGGAGAAGCAATTTTAACTTCTTATGCAATTTCTAGCCCTGTTGGAGACGCAGTAGGATATTCTGCTGACCTTCAAGTTTCAGGTGCAATCACTCGTGGTACACACTAAGTAGAATAGGAGAGCTAGGCGTATGGCTAAGATTTTAAACTTAGATGACATTAAGTCATTACCTGATGTGCCAACTAAGACTATTGATATTCCACAATGGAATGTATCAATCAAAGTCAAAGGCATATCTAAAAAAATGCAAATTGAATTAGGTAGATTAATCAATGGAGATACAACTGACGCTTTTGATTATCAAAAAGCATTATTAAAGGCAAGTGTTGTTGAGCCTGAATTAACAGACGAAGCAATAGATGAGTTGTATGAAAAAGACGCAACTGTAATCGACTTAATATTTGCAGAACTAAATACTCTTAATGGAGTAGGAAGTGAGATTGAATCTGCTTTAGCAGAAGATTTCAAAAGCTAATCCTGACTTAGTATTTCAATTTAGATTAGCTCGTGATTTAAGAATGACAGTTGGCGAACTGCGAACTAAAATGTCATCATTAGAGTATTCACAATGGGCTACATTTTATTATGTAGAACAACAAGAGAGAGACAAACAACGAGCTATGGCAGAAGCAGAAGCTAAGAAAAAGAGAATGAAGTAATGGGTAGTTCAAATATCCTTATCAAGCTCGTATTAGAAGGTTTTAATAAAGCTAAAGCCCAAATGAATACTTTGGGCAAGAAAACTGACGAGTCAGGTGGCAAGTTAAATAAGTTTGGTACTATTGCCAAGATTGGTGCATTTGCAGTTGGTACAGTTCTTGTAAAAGCATTATCAGAAGCTACAAGACAATTCATTGAGTTTGAAGATAAACTCAACCAATCTCTTGCAATTATGCAAACAACTGAAGAACAACAAAGGCGTATGGCTCAGGCTTCACGCCAAGTTGCAATAGAATCTCGTATATCTGCAAGTGAATCAGCAGAAGCATTTTTCTTCTTAGCGTCTGCAGGTTTAGACGCTGAACAATCTATCTCAGCACTTCCACAAGTTACCAAGTTTGCTCAAGCAGGTATGTTTGATATGGCACTTGCTACTGACTTGGCTACTGACTCACAATCTGCATTAGGTCTTACTGTTAAAGACGCAGAACAAAACTTAACTAACTTAACAAGAGTTACTGATGTCTTGGTTAAAGCAAACACATTAGCAAACGCTTCTGTACAACAATTCGCAGAAGCATTAACAACTAAATCAGGCTCGGCTTTAAAGATTACAAACAAATCTATCGAAGAAGGTGTTGCAGTTCTCTCAGCATTTGCAGATAGAGGTGTTAAAGGTGCAGAAGCAGGAGAGAAACTCAATCAGTTACTTCGAGACGTAACAAGAGCAGTAGGTAAGAACTCAGAAGAATTTAAGAAATTTAATATCAATGTTGTCGATAACGAAGGTAACTTAAAGAACTTAGCAGATGTTATTGATGAGTTAGACAATGGAATGTCAGGTCTATCCGACCAACAAAAAGCAGTATTGCTTGATACATTAGGACTTAATCGTGGTGTAGCAGACGCAGTAAAAATCTTATCAGGTGCAGGAGACCAAATACGAGAATATCAATCTGCATTAGAGGACGCAGGTGGAGTTACTGATGAAGTCGCTAATAAACAGGTCGAATCATTAAAAGGTCAATTAGAAATACTGAGTTCTAAATTTACCGAAGTAGGACTTAGAGTTGTGGACGCTTTAGCACCTGCTTTAGAAGGTGCAATAGGTTTATTAGACGAAATGTTAGATTCCATACTTGGAGTTGATAAAGGAAATGAAGAAGTAATAGATTCTACTGAGAGATTCTCTCAAGCTCTTAAATTAACAGGAAACGAATCATTCTCAACTAATAAATCATTAAACGACCAACTAACTGCACAAAGAGATTTAAAAGTAGAAAATGAACGCATAATTTCAACTTATAAAGACTTTAATGAAGCCCTAAGATATCAAGACGCTATACAAAAAGATTTAATTAATAATGTTCACGAATTAGATAGAGAAACAGGAGTTCTTAACAAGACCAAAGAAGAATCTGTGGAAATTACAGAAGAAGAAATAGAAGCAGAGAAAAAACTTGCAAGAGATAGAGCAACGGCAGGTCTTGACGCTCTAAGAAGTTTAAATGACGCTTACCAAAACCTTAGAGACATAGAACAAGATAGATTAAACCTAGTTGATAAAGAAGCTAAAGCACTTACAAAACTTAATAAAGCTAATAAAGATTTAGAAAAAGCAAATGATAATGTAACTAAAGCTAAAGAAGAATTTGAAAAAGTATCAGGTCTTGGTGCAAAAGTTACTAATGAAGAAGCCTTAGCAATCGCTAGACAACGAGATGAAATACAGAAACTTGAAGAAATTGAAGATAAGTCTGAAATACAAAAACTTCAATTAGCAGTTGCAAGAGAGAGATTAAATGAATTAATACAACAATCTACTGCTATATCTCGTGAAGAAGAACAAGCCTTGAGAGATATTGAACGAGCTGAAGAAGATGTTGTTAAACAAACTGAGAGATTAAAAGAAGCTCAAGAAGATTACAGACAAGCACAAGAAGATTTAGCTAAAGCAACTGCCGACTCAACAGAAAACATTTTAGAAATGGCTTTAGCAAAAGCAGAGTTAGATTCTGCTTTGGAAGATTTAAAGTCAGCAGAAAAATTTAAAGACGGTATTAATGAAATAGTTAGATTGATTGGTGGAGACTTAGATACATTAACTAATCAATTTAATGCTTTATTTAATCTTGCAGGTAGAGAAATAGGAACTAAGATATTACCACCTACAGAAAACAAGATTCTTGATGACTTAGAGTCTATTGCTGAAGAATCAAAACCTTTACCAAGCAGAGACAAAGGACAGAGATTTGGAACACTTGGAGAAGTAGGACAAGACTTTGTAGGTAGATTTGCAGAAGAAACAGGTGGTAGAATTGGCACAGGTGCAGGTGGAACAGTTATTACAGTTAATACAGGAAACTTACTTGGAACAAGTGAAGATGTACAATTAGCCGTAGCAGAAGCAATAAAACAAGCTCAGCGTAAAGGTATTAATGTGGCTTTATAATGAGTGTAAACTTTGATTCCAATGTATCACTAACACTTGAAGTAGGTTTTGATTCTGAGCCTTTTGACGAAACACAAACATTTACAGACATAACTACTTATTTAAGAGCTTTTACAACTAGGCGTGGTAGAGCAAATGAGTTAGGAGACTTTGTTGCAGGTACAATGAGTTTCTCAGTATCTAATGCAGATAACAGATTTAATCCTAATAATACATTAAGTCCTTACTATGATTCAGGTAACGCAAGAACTAAAATACAACCACTTAAAAGAGTGAGATTGTCAGCTACTTATGACTCAACTACTTACAGAATCTTTGAAGGTTTCTTACAATCTGTTCCTGTAAAGTTTATATCAGAAGGTGCAGACTCTATTGTTACCTTTACTTGTGTAGACGCATTTAAAATATTTCAATCTTCACAATTAGACGGTGTAGGTTGGAGATTAGGTACAGTTGGTTTTACAGAATTAGGTTTATCTACAAGAATAAGTTATGGAGATGAACAAGAATTAAGTTCAGAGAGAATAACAAGAATATTAAACGCTATTGGATTCCCTAGTAATCGTAGAGATATATTAACAGGTACTAAAGAAGTTATATCTCAATCAATTACTACAAATGTTCTTACAGGTTTAAGGGAGTGTGAAATTGCTGAGAATGGACAATTCTTTATAGCAAAAGACGGCAAAGCTACATTTAGAAATAGAGATTATAAGTTATCAAATGCAAATGCTACAACAGTACAAGGAATATTTAGTAATGACGGTACAAACTTACCTTATACCAATGTCTCTACTTCATTTGATGATAATGAGATTATAAATGTTTATGAATGGCAGAGAAGTGGTGGCTCAATACAATATAAAGCTGACGCTGATTCTGTATTAAGATATCGTGCAAAAGAATCTAATAAAACAACAATAAATGTTTCTGACGCTGATGTTTTGTCTATAATTGAACAGAAGATAGCAGAAACATCATTACCTATTGTAAGAATTGATGACCTAACTGTTAATCCTAGAGAAAATACTTCTTTATGGGAACAAGTTTTAGGTAGAGAGTTCGGAGATAGAATATCTGTTAAGATAGTCAATGTAGACGGTAGTAGTTTTACAGATGAGCTTTGGATAGAATCTATTACTCATACTGTAAATGCTTCAAGTCAAACTTGGTCTTGGACGGCTACATTAAGTCCAGCAGGAAGCTCGGCTTGGATATTAGGTCAGGCTAAACTTGGAGAAGGTACTAGATTTGTTTATGCTTAGTAAAAAGGAGATTTATTAATGGCAGGTTTTAAAGTTTGGACAACAGGAGATTTAGTTAATGCTTCTGATTTCAATTCATACCTACAAGAACAAGTAGTTATGAGATTTGATGATTCAACTGCAAGAGATTCACAAGTTACATCAGCAGAAGAAGGAATGTTCTGCTTTTTAAAAGATACCAATACATTACAGTTTTATGACGGCTCAGCTTGGCAAAACTTCATAGGCGAAGGAGATATCACAGGTGTAACGGCAGGTGCAGGTCTATCAGGTGGTGGAACTTCAGGTGCAGTATCACTTGCAGTAGATATAAATGGACAATCAAGTGTAACTCCAACAACAAGTGATGAAATTTTAATTGCTGACGCAAGTGATAGCAATAACATCAAAAAAATAACAGTAGGCAATTTACCATTTGCAGACATTGGTTTGGTAATTGCGTTAGGATAAGGAAATATGGCTAATACATTTAAAAATGGTTATTTAGATATAACAAGCTCTGCACAAACTATATATACTAATTCATCAGGTGGTACTGCAATAGTGCTAACTTTAAGAATTACAAATGTAGACGGTGCAACAGATGACACTATTACTGCTGATGTCATAGACGGTACAAGTGGTAATTCAAGAATAGCTAATACATTAAGCGTTCCTGCTGACACAACAGTTGAACTTGCAGGAACTTCAAAACTTGTATTAGAAAATGGCGACAAAATTGACCTTACAGGTGGGAGTGCGTCTGGCGATTTAGAGGCTTTTATATCATATCTTGAAATAACCTAAAGGAGTAACTAATGCCTTATGGTTATATAGGACAAAATCAACCTAATCAAACTGTATCTAATAGTGGTGTCTTTTCTATTACTGATGTAGCTGAACTTTAATCACAAG